AACCATTTCCATTGAAACAACCCATCGCGCTGATATTCATGAATTCATGGAAACAGTCAAAGCCATTGCGCTGGCAATGGGGTATCATCCGAATAGTTTAGAAGAATATTGGAATGATGGATGTGCTTGAATTATTTGTGATTTGCGCCATGATATTCGTCGCATTCATAGTTGGGTATCAAACCGGCAAAGAAGATGCAAATGAAAGGAAGTAATAAGCCAAAAACACCCATGCATGAGTTTGTCAGTTATTTCGACAAGCAATTGGAAATGTTGGAACCATTCGCAAAGAAAGATTCATCCATTTCGTCATTGATTGAAATCACAAAAAAGCATCGGGACAAAGCGGTTGAATTAATGGAAACCGAAATCGTCGCATTGCGCCATTCATGGAATGATTTGATGTTTGATTCCTTTTTGAATTACATGCGATATTTTTATCAGGAAAGAAAATGAAGATAGACAAAACACCAACCGAAATGATTGCGGAATTATTCAAGGATCAAGAAACAATCACAAACAAACAATTAATGAATGCGCTGGACACAATCAAACCATTTGAACTGATGACATTGCGCGCGGTGCATTATGATGGTAAAAACACAATATTAAACAATGAAACAACTGATGACCGAATTAAAAGATTATTTCCCGGAATATATAAAACAAAAAAGTAAAATTCAAAGATTAGAAAATGAAATCATCAAGATCCGCGAACAATATGAAAGGGAAATTGCAGTCCTTAAAACTGAAATAATCAAACCAAAAGTTGTATTCCGGTCGAAATATGTTGATCAGGCAATCAATCAGGAAAATATCTTTGCATCCCGAATGGATTTGTTGAATCGAGTGTTGCAAGTCATTTGTGAAGTTGGTTCGATGACACCGGCCCGCATATTGGGTCGCATGCGAGATGGTGACACAATCATGATGCGCCATTTGTATTGCTATGTTTTGCGCAAACAATTCAATTTTACATTTAAGGAAATTGGCAAAAAAATGGGCCGCGATCATTCAACCATCATCCATGCATGCGGTGCATTTGAAGATTGGTTGTTGTTTAACAAATCAGCCAAGGCGATGCATCACAATGTATTAACACAACTAAATATTAACACCGATGAATGCAAATAATAGTTATCAGGAAAGAAATTCGGTTCCCAATATTGCCGAACAATTATTTGTTGAATATATGACTAAATTAGGGCGGGACATGAAGCGATTGGGGTTTGATGAAAAAAACAACAATATTGATGGGTTTTGGAAAGTTCACCCACTGGTTCGATCATTGCCGGATTATTTTTGGTTGGACAAAAGAAAAACACCATACATTCCGCGATATTATCATGTCAAGGGTTCAAACAAAATAAAGGTTGATGATCTTATCAATTATAGTTTATTCGAAGAATTATTTGCCAATCGAGGTGTTGTGATTTATGTCTTTATGCATGATGAATCAGGGCCAATCTTTAAGTCAATGAAAGAAATCAGGCATGCGATGACCGGCCGAAAGGTGTGCGAATGGCATGATGGTAATCAATATATTCCATTGGATTTATAATCATGGCGGAAAATAAGAAATCATTTTTGTTGTATTGTGATATCATTCATACAATTCAGCAATTAAGCGACGAACAAGCCGGCAATTTATTCAAGCATATTTTGCAATATGTCAATGATCAAAATCCATCAACTGATAATATAATCACCAACATTGCATTTGAGCCGATCAAACAACAATTGAAAAGGGATTTGATGAAATATGATTCAATTCGCAAAAGGAATTCAGAAAATGCAAAGATGCGATGGGATGCGACCGCATGCGACCGCATACCAAATCATACCAAAAATGCCGATAATGATAATGATAATGATAATGATATAAAAAAGAAAAGGGAAAAAGCCATCCCGATGGGCGATGTTCCATCGCATTTGGTTAAACCTTTGGAACTATGGTTGAACTACAAAAAAGAAAAAAGACAGAAATACACAAAAATTGGATTGCAACAACTAATCGACAAAATGAAAAAATACACAAATGAAAAACAAGCCATGCAAGACATCACCCATTCAATCGCGAACAATTGGTCCGGCATTTATGCATCATCAGAAAAGGAACAAACACAACCAATGTATAAAAAATTATGATGTTTATATCTGAATTGAAACACAACAAATTTGCGGTGATGTCCGGCGGTGAAATTATATTTATCGGGACATATTATGAATGCTCACTATTTATCAGCCAAGCCAATGGAGAAATATAAAATTCAGCCATCGCGCAATGCATGGATCATTTCCAAATTTGATGAATTTAAGCGAACCAATTTGGTGATCATGCATCGACCCAAGGGTGTCACCCAAGAACAATTTGACAAATTTATCAAATCCCTAAAAATACAAATACAATGAAGAATGAAGAATATATAATCGGGCAAATATTGTTTTATCAGCAATTGCATCACCATTTGCCCAAGATCAATCCAAAATGGTTCAAGGATGCCGACAACCAATCAATCATCGCATCCATGCAAAGGGTGTACATGCTGGGCGATGTTGTTGATCCGATGACAATGAATAAGCATTTGGACCGCAAACAATTGATCAAGGCGATTCAATATCGCGAATCGGTGTGGGCCGGGGCTGATATCAGAAAACAAATCATTGAAATTCAATATGACTATATCTTGGATGGGTTAAAAACAAAAATACAAACAACCAATTGGGATGGTGGGTTGTTGGATATCAAAAGCAAATTGCAGTCCGCATTGGATGAATCAGTTGTTGATGTTGGAAATGATCCGAAAGATATCAATGCGGTGTCATCCAATGTCATGACAATCATTCGCGAATCAATGGCAAGGGGTGAAAAGTTAACCGGCAAATCATCAGGATGGAACAAATTGGATTCAACCATTGGCGGATATAATGCCGGCGATTTGATTGTTGTTGCTGGTAGGCCGGGCATGGGTAAAACTGCAATTGCATTAACCTTTGCCCATGACTTTGCATTGAAGGGCGGTCGGGTGTTATTTTTATCGCTTGAAATGTCAAATGAGCAATTGGCGAAAAGATATATCAGTTTGGTTGGTCAAATCGCAAACCACCGGATCCGAAACAATACCATGTTCGAACATGAAATGAAAGTGGTTGAAGCATTCATGAAACAACCGCCGATGACATTCCACATCGATGATGATGCCGACACATCATTGGCCATGATCCGCGGCAAATGCAAATTGCATAAGGCAAAGCATGGGTTGGACCTGATCATCATTGATTATATCCAATTGATTCGAGTGAACAAAGTCCATTCAAGGGAACAAGAGATAGCCGAAATATCAAGGGGGTTGAAGTTGTTGGCAAAGGAATTGAATTGCACTGTGATGATATTGGCACAGTTGTCAAGGAAACCCGAAGAAAGAAGTGATAAGCGGCCGATGTTGTCGGATCTTAGGGAATCAGGCGCGATCGAACAAGATGCCGATGCGGTGTTGTTTCCATTCCGTCCGGCCTATTATGAGAGGGACCGACCGCCAATTGAAGATGCTGAATTGATTGTGGCGAAGAATAGACATGGCGAATCAGGAATGATTCCGGTCACCTTCGATGGGATGTTAACTAAGTACACCGAAATATTGGGATGAAATATATTGTCAAGCCAATCGAAAATTCAGATACAAAAGAATGGTTATTGAAAAAGCATTATTTGAAGAGGATGACATCAATATCATTTGCATTCGGATTGTTTGATGAAACAAAATTGATTGGGGTTTGTACATTTGGAAATGCGATACCATTGAACATGAAAAGAAGTATTTGCGGAAAAGATTATGAAAGTATTGTTTATGAGTTGAACCGATTATGCATTGATGAAGATGCGATCAAAAATGCTGCATCATATTTCATCGGTCAATGTTTCAAGCAATTGCCTAAGCCATTGATAATTGTTTCATATGCGGACAAATCAATGGGCCATCATGGCTATATTTACCAAGCAACCAATTTTTTATTTTTAGGTCAAAGCCATACCCAAATGGATTGGAAAGTCAAAGGATTAGAACATTTGCATTCAAGGACATTAATGGATCAATTTGCATTCAAATCAAATAGAATTGATAAGTTAAAACAAAAATATGGTGATCGAATGTATCAGGTTATGAGAGAGCCAAAGAATAAATATGTTTTCTTTTTAGGTAGTAAAACACAAACCAAACAAATGAAAGCCCAACTAATTAAGAAGCCATTGCCATATCCAAAGGGTGACAATCAAAATTATGATGCAACATACAAACCCATCATTCAATTTAAGTTGTTGTAATTGTTTACAAATAATTTAATATAACTTTGCATCATGCCCATCATGCCATCATCAAAGATCCATCGACCAAATGTTCACACCGCACATCGCCATCGGGAACCAAGATACAATACAACCGCATGGCGGGCCATTAGGCAATCAGTATTGCGCGACGAACCATTGTGCCGCGAATGCCGAAGCAATGACAACATCACCACCGCACAAATGGTTGATCATATCAATCCGGTTCGATTGGGTGGATCATTCACCGACCGAGATAACTTGCAACCATTGTGCAATTCATGTCATGCGGTTAAATCAGGAAAGGAATCAAGGTTGTGAAGCAATGCAATAAGTGCAAACAATTGAAATCATTTGATTCATTTGCAAAGGATAGTAATCGCCCATCAGGATATCAATCAAGATGCCGGCCATGTGATTATGAAGCGCACAAGCAATGGCGATTGAATAAGTTTGGACCGCCACAACCAAGGCAAACCAAATACAAAAGTGAAGAAGAAAGAAGGAATGCGCGAATAGAATCAAAAAGAAATCGGGCATTGAATATGACTGATGATCAAAAGAAAAAAGAAAGGGTTGCCCGAAACAAAAGGGATGCAATCAAGATGAATGATCCAATAATCAGGTTGAAAAGGAATATCAAATCAATTGCATTGAATGGATTTAAGAAAGGGTATTCGATTAATGCGATGCCATTTCATTTGTTTGGATGTTCTCATAGTGAATTAATCAATCACATTCAATCACAGTTCGAACCATGGATGACATGGAACAATCGGGGATTTGGAATCAGGGGTGAAGCGAAACAAAATTATCATTGGCAGTTGGATCATATCAAACCATTAAGTTCAGCCGGAACCATTGATGAATACAAATCATTATGGAACTACAAAAACATCCGGCCATTGTGCGCATATGTCAATGGAACAATAAAGAAACACCATTTAGACCCCCAACCCCCTAATGAGATTTCTACACACGCGCCCCAAAC